CAATGTATAAATTGTCAACATTGTTGTTTTGCCAACCTGTCGGCTTGCTAACACTATATTAAATCTATTATCTCTCAACGCTCTAAGCACCTTTTTCTGACACTTGAACAGTGTGATTTTCTCCTTACCTCTATCAAGGTTTACGATTGTGAAGAAGTTTTCTGCGAAGTATAACAAATTCTGCCCACACTTCTTGAGATCCTTGACCATCTTCGAGGTCCACTCAAATTCAGCCTTACTGGTAGGGAGGTTTTTGTTACCCATATACACATGCTTTGGATCAACATCTTGTTTTTTTGTTTTTTCTACCGACATTATATAAGTATTTATGTGAACGAATCTAGAGATATACATCAACTTACCCAAGCTTACGGACTAATTAATGAGAATGAAGACAATCGTGTGTGGAAAACAGGTGATTGCCCTGACAGTTTAGGAGACTCAGATCTCGCAAATGAATTAAAGCCAGATAACAATTTACCTGAAGAGGATAGTGTACCTCCCATCGAACCTAGTGATGAAAGTGATTACTATCTTAACAAGATAAGTGAGCGAATCAAAGAAAACGGAAAAAAACCCGGGAAAAAGGTCAACGAACAAATAAATAATTCTACAAATATTATGAGCGACGAACCAAAAAACATCTTTGATAAATTATACTCAACGATCATGGAAGGTGATGATCCTTTCGCCGATCTCGATAGCATGGGTGATGAAGGCCCAGGTGATGAGATGGGTAGTGATGAAGAACTAGACTTAGGAGGAGATGAAGTTACATTTAGCTTGCCTAGGGATTTAGCGGAAAAACTTCACGAAGTTTTAATGGATCAGCTAGGTGATGATAGTGAAGGTGATGACGGAGAAGACTTTGGAGATGACTTTGGGGACGAGAATGATGAGATGTTAGGTGACTCAGTTGTGAGTGAACCAGATCCAAAGCCATTAGGTGGTCATGGAGATCGTCATCATAAAGATGCAGGTAACACCGGTAGTGGGAGCAACAAGGTTTCTAGCTCTAAAACAAGCAGCCCAGACGGTGGAAGTGCAGATGGTGGAACTGTTAAGGAAGACCCAGACCCAAAACCATTAGGTGGTCATGGTGATCGTCAACATAAAGACGCAGGTAATACCGGCAGTGGTAGTAATAAGGTAAACAACCCTAAAAGCAGAGCCATTGGAGATTAATTTTTAATTTAACCCCCAAATCACAAAAAGGAGCCGTTCATATTTTATGAACGGCTTTTTTTATAAATATATTTATGAGCTTATTTGAAAAGAAATTCATGCGATTGCTCGAGTTTGATGATCTACAGCAACAAAGTAACGGACCAGCTAAGAGTCCATGGCACCGGAAGGCGGCGCGAGGATCTGGTGCAGCAAATCAACATCAGGTAGCAGATAGATACAAGGGTAGATACACCGGAGAGGGGGATTTTAAATTCTCCGGTGAATTGAACAGGAAGATAGAAATGATCCGGAATGGTACAAGTGACTTACAGGTTTTGTCTGATGTTGATTGTGATCACATATTAAAAAATTACCCTATAAGTGAACTACCACGAGACAAACCTAAAAGCTTGAGCAACAGTGGCATGGTGGTTAATTGGGATCCAGTTAAATCAGTATATATATTAACAAAACAATGAGTGAATTGGAAGACATTTTTAAGTTTAATGATGGGTTGAGATTTCTAAACAAGGAAATTAATTGCAATGAACGTGATAATTATAAATCGTGGTGGTTAGAGCAGATCTATCAATACGGTACGGTTATTGATTATTATGTCAATAACACAACGTTTGAAACTGTAGATCCACTATATGGTGAGGAACCTACACAGGTTTTTCAACCTGCTGAAAAGTTAGTCTTTGCGATCACGTTAAATGAGAATTCTGTTGTCCTTCAAAAATTTGGTCTAATTTCAGATGATGAGTTGACCGGATTTATACCAATTGATAGTTACACTAGATCTATGAGTTCTGACGCGAATCCTTCACCAGAGCCCAAATCCGGTGATATTATTGAGTTGACTGAATATGGCTCCGGACGACCAGGTCAAAGAGGTGCTAAAAAGTTTGAGATTACTGAAAGATTAGAACAAGATGTCGAACAATTAAACCCACTATTAGGACACTATGTGTGGCTGATTAAGGCTAAGAGGTACGATTATAGTTATGAATCTGGTATTGATAGAGAAACAGGCTTACAACAACCTACCGATGATACATATCATGGAGGATTGAGTGGGGTGGATGACACACAACTTGAGAGTGATAATTTATATTTTGAGGATATAGATCGTGACAGTCGCAATATATTCGATTATAGTGTGTATGGAGACTATGATGATATATATGGTGGGTATGGTGATTAGTCTGTAGCGTCTCTATATGCTGTATTATAATCCGGAAGATCTTCTCCTCGCAAACCAGATATAAAGTTCTCTGCCTGGCTGATAAGACTAAACTCAACTTCTACAATATCCCCAGTACCTATAAATTTATACACAAACTTCTCATTTTGATTTTTATATATCCGTGTGAGTGTATACTCTTTACCTTGTTTGAATTTTGATAACATATCACCATCAACAACGTTACTCTTTAACGCTCTTACTTGCTGGCTGGTCATACCCGGTCTTATTCTACCACCAGTAGATGATCTACCACTGATAACTACCTTTGTACCCGCGATGTAGTGCATACTTTCTCTTGTTTCATCTCTGACTCAATTTCAAACAACATACTCTCAGTGCGCTCATCTATATACTTCTGTATTGCTATAGGTTTCTCCCACTTAATATCGTTAGCTCTAACACCAAGTTGATCACACTTCTTATCAATTATATCTATAGCTTCTATAAGGCATGCCCATCGACTAATTTCATATTCACTCATGACAATCTTACTGCCCTTCTGTGTGGTTAACTCTAATTTTGTTTTCTTGTGTTTATCTATGTCTATCATTAAAATAATTTCTATTAATTTTTGTTAAGTATCCTGTTAGTTGTGATATCAGTGTGTTATCCATTTTTGTACTTACATCATATTGCTTGATGCTTCTGATGATGCTCTTCATACCGGTGCACAATTCTTTAAAATTTCTAGATTCAGATTTAGTTAAATTGTTTTGTTTATAACAATGATTATATATCACATCACACAAATTGCACAACAAATCAATATTATCATAATCCTCACCTACTACAGTAGAGAATCCTAATTTATAATGCTGATTTGCTTCATATCCTTGATCATTATAGAAGTTTGTTATACAATCATATAAATCTTCAAACCTCATCTCCACATGAGGTTGAGTTTGTTGTGGAGAGGTGTTTTTTCTCTCCTCAAATTCAATACCTTTATTCTCTGCTGTCATCCGATACACTCTCCTCATTGGTGTTAACTTTCACGGACTTTCTAGTCGACTTAATATCTGTCGTTCGAGCAACTGTTATATCTACATACACTGAATTTTCTTTTTCACAAACTACACATTTAAAATTATTCTCAATGTCCATCCTAACAGGTATATAATTACTCTCACCACAATACGCACAACCTACATCAGTACCTACCGCGGTGTACTGCTTTATTCTTTCTGTCTCTTCATGAGTTTCTCTAAGCCTTAACAGCAGACCCATGATGCTATTCCATAGATAGAATATTATAATTTGTGTAAGGAACGTAACGATGGCGCCCTTCATTATGTGTATATCAAATAAGTAAAATCCGGTGACTGAGATTACTAGTGATACTATGGTTGTTATTAATATGGAGAATATAATTGGTTTAATCATGCATGAAATTCATCGGTAGCTGAACCGACAGATAGTCCATCGAGATCCGACACAACATCTTTAATTGCATCGCAAATCTTGGATAATTTAGTATGTACATTTTTGACTGACTTGTATGCACTTTCATTATCCTTAATTATACTATATCTAGCCGAATCGGCAACTTTTTGTTTTATTTCTGCAGTCTGTACATAAAGCTCTCCGATTTGTTCACTCAACCCATCCTGTAACGGAAAGGGAAGCCGGTTGGGGGCTTTTTGCATTTGCTCCTCCCATTCCTTTGATTGGTTTATCAGATCCATTAGAGTTACCTTTTTAGGTTTATGTGACATACCGGATTGACCGGGACCTTTACCGACACCCATGTAATTGTTTGACCCAACTTGTAAATCTTCAAATAATGTTACTTTTTTGTTTTTTTCTTTTGACATGATCATAAATACTTATACGGATTAAATAAATAATCATACATATGAACGCATTTAGAAAGACTTTTTTACAAATTTTTACAGAACAGGACGGTGTTACTGACATCGAAGCACAACAACCAGACATTGAAGCTCGAGCGGTTGCTGATACGATGGATGATCCTGCGATGGCTCAAGAGCTAAGCGTGCCAGACAATCCAGAAATCGCGCTCAAGCGACAACAGAGTGCGAAGACTATAACCACCATAACTACATGGATTGGAGAAGTAGAAAATTTTATAGATTATTTAAATGGTACAGATAGTTTGTCGATAAATGCGCAGTTAAACGCAGCGGACTGTGATAGTTTACTCACTGATATTCAGCGTAGTGAGAGTAAGAAAATATCTCGATTGGCTCAAGATCTTTCAAGTCTCGGTGAGTCATTGAAACAATATTTACTCCTCGCCCGGAGGAAAGAATCCGGGAGTGATTCTATTTAATTTGTTTCAATCGAACAATACCCTTCAATCCACAGTATGTGTTCTCCTTTATATAACTACTAGAGATCTCGTTCAACTTAAAGTGCATACACAAGTCGTTTATGTCTTTGAATCTTGTACCAACATCTTTCGGCCATATAAAAACACACTCACCACCTTTTAATAGAATTTCTGTCTTAGTCTTACTAGCTTGATCATTCCATTGACTATCTAAGACCCAAACACTCTGCATAAGAAACAATCTCTCGATCTGATTACGTTGCATTGTCGTAAATGTTTGATTACTCCTCTCCTGTATCCCAGCAACCGCGACACTATTTTTAAGGAAGAATGAATCTATAGGACCCTCAGTTATAAAGATATCCTCTGCACTAGTGCTTACATTATTATAATTAAACAATGTCTTCTCACTATTTATTTTTGATAGATATTTAGGTTTATCATCAACTTCCAACATCTTACGCGATTGATAGAACACACACTTATTCTTTTGATCATAAAATGGTATGATCAGCCTATCCTTGTGTATATTGTCAACTAAACTTACATATAATGATTGCGGGCGGTTTGCTGCTAAGTGTAGTCTTCTCCTTATTATTGTTTCGATCGCTTTCATTACAATCCTGTCTTTCGAATAATATTCCAATTGAGTTTTGTCAAATAGATTTATACTATCTCTAGGTAAATCATGTTTATTCTCTACAATAGTCTCCTCTGACTTAGGTATACCATACTCATAATCACATTCATTGACCTGCCTTAACAACTCTTTGTATGATATCTTCTCAACCTCCATTACCCAGTTGATCGGCTTACTATACCACCCACAATTGTGACAACATATCACCATATCACGAGGTATGTAATAACACCTCGACTTACGACCCCAACTGTTACCTTCTCTACATACCGGACAACCACCCATGTATGTATTGGTGGTTTTTATGAATTTAGGATAACCGGCGTGTTGGTAGAATTTTTGTATTATGTATTCTTCAGGAATTGTCATGCAATTCTTTGATGTTAGTTGATTTACTTTATAATATCAACTTTAACAACACCTTTTTTTACAAATCTACCAGAGTCAGGACAATACCAATATGCTTCTGTGTATAGCTTGTTGTCTGACCTTCTAGTTCTGATCTGTGGTCGTATTGGACTACCAGTATATGGTGAATTTATAATCACCGGCTGTACTATTGGAATGTGGCTCATTTTATTTATTTATCTATCTGTAACTTTTTTACAATGCTTTCTAATGTTGTTTTTGTTTGGTGCTCAAAGAATGACTGCTGCCAGTCATTGAATTTATCTAAAATGTTGTGTATG